GCTAAATCAGAAGCAATTACATCTGCTGGAACATATACAGATGGTAAAATTTCTGCACTTATTAATGGTGCTCCAACAATTCTTGATACACTTAAAGAAATTGCTGACGCATTAACAGCAGATGAAGGAACAGCAGCTACACTAGCCACTACAGTTTCAGGCAAGGTTTCAAAAGCAGGCGATACAATGTCTGGCAACCTTGCAATGGGTACAAACAAGATCACTGGTCTTGGAACACCTACAGCTGGAACAGATGCAACTACAAAAGATTATGTAGACACAGCTAATACAAATCAGTCTACAACACTTACAGCAGCAATTGCTACTGCAAAGTCAGAAGCAATTTCAGCAGCTTCCACAGATGCTACAACTAAGGCTAATTCGGCTCAATCAGCCGCCACATCAGCTGCAGCAACTGATGCAACCACTAAGGCTAACGCAGCACAAGCTGCAGCAGAAGCAACCGCAGCTACAGCACGTAATGCAGTTCTAGACGGAACTACAAAGTTTACAGCTGTAAACATTAATGATCTAGTATCTGAGCGGGCAGTACAAGCAGTACTAGCATCAGTATCAACTGGAGCATCTGTTATGTCTTGGGCAGCTTCATCTTACGCATCAGCTAAGCTCTTGGTAAAATTTGCAACAGGAACTCATACACAGATTTCAGAGGTTCTTCTTTCTCTTGATTCTTCAAATAACATAGCAATTACAGAATTTGCTACAGTTGGAACAAATGGAGATCTTGGAACTACAACAGCAACATATTCAGGCGGAAACGTTGGAATATCAGTTAACACTGTAAATGCAAATACTACAGTAACAGTAATCGCAACATTAATTAAATAATTAAATAATAAAGGTTGAGGGGCTCCTTTTAAAAGCCCCACCAAAACAATTAGGGGATATGTGAACTTAAATGGCAACAGTAGATAAAAATTTTAGAGTAAAAAATGGATTAAATGTAGCTGGTACAGCAACGTTTGATTCTAATCTTGTATTAGGCACCGCCCCGATATCTTTTGATCAAACAACAGGAAGACTACAGGTTCTAATTAATGGAACTACCTATTCTCTTGCACATACAACAGACGTAGTAGATACGACTGGCGCTATAAACTTTATGGATATTGGATTAGCTATTGATTATGATGGTAGTCCTGTTTATACAGTACAAGCAAACGGGGTTGTAACAACAGCAACTAAATTCGCTGACGGCGGAACCCCAGCAACATCATCGTTTGACATATCATTTGACTCAAGCACAATTCAGTAATTGTAATTGAAAAAATGGTATACTTTACAAATAATATAAAATAAGGGGTGGCATAAATGTCAACAGTAAGAATTCAAGTAAGAAGAGGTCTCGCAGCAGACTGGTCTTCAGTAAACCCAATTCTCGCAGCAGGCGAAATGGGTGTAGAAACAGACACAAATAAATTTAAGTTCGGTAACGGAACTAGTACATGGGGTTCTCTTTCATATGCAGCAGCTGACACAGCAACAATTGGAGAAATTTCTCAGGATGCAATTAATGCAGCCCTTACCCTAGGTTCTGGTCTTACCAAGACATATAATGATGGAGCAAATACAATATCAATTAACGTTGATTCATCTGTTGTTGCCCTTAAATCATATGTAGACTCATCAATTCAAGGATTACAAAATACAGCAGATGCAACATATGTTCCAGAAAGCGATAAAGGTGCAGCATTTGGTGTAGCAACACTTGATGCAAACACTTTGGTTCCAAAACAACAGATCAATAGCCTTGAAATTAAAAAACTATTCTCAGCAGGCAGCGGAATTAATTATATTGAATCAACTGGTGTTATTGGAATTTCAACAACAACTGCTACAAAGCAATATGTTGATTCTGCAGTATCAAGCTTAGTAAATGGAGCTCCTGGAACATTAGATACACTTAATGAGCTAGCAGCAGCACTAAACAACGATGCAAACTACTCAACAACTTTAACAACAGCTTTAGCTACTAAAGCTCCTATCAATAACCCAACATTTACAGGTCAGGTAGTAATCCCAGCAGGAGCAAATATTTCAGGATATCTTACAACTGCTCGTGCTGACTCAGACTGGCTTAAGATTGCAGATGCAGCAAGTACATACGTAACAACTTCAAGCATCGTAGAAAAAATTCAAGATGAAGCAGCAGGCTTCCTCTCAGTAGGTTCTGGTCTTGTTAAGACTTATGATGATGCAGCAAATACACTTACAATTACTGTTGATACAGCAGTTGTAGATACAGTTGGAAACCGTGCAGCTGCTATAGCATCAGAAGCAGCTCTTAGAGTTTCTGGAGATGCCGCATCAGTTTCAACTGCTTCAGCAGATGCAACCGCTAAGGCAAATGCTGCTCAAGCAGCTGCAATTGGAGCAGCTTCAACAGATGCAACCACTAAGGCAAATGCTGCTCAAACAGCAGCTTCAGCAGATGCAACTACTAAGGCAAATAATGCTCAATCAGCAGCAACAGCAGCAGCATCAACAGATGCTACAAATAAAGTTGCAGCACATAATTCAGGTACAACAAACGTACACGGAATTGCAGATACTTCAGCTCTTGCAACAAAATCTTATGTTGATACAGCAGATGCTTTAAAGGCCCCACTTGCCTCACCAACATTTACTGGCACAGTTTCTGGTATTACAGCTACAATGGTAGGACTTGGAAATGTTGATAATACAGCAGATTCAGCTAAGCCAGTTTCAACAGCACAGGCTACAGCAATTGCCCTTAAGGCACCAGTTGCAAGCCCAACATTTACTGGTACAGTAACAATTCCAGCAGGAGCTTCAATTGCAGGATTTGCACCATTAGCTTCACCAGCATTAACAGGCGTTCCAACAGCACCTACAGCTACAGCAGGAACAGCAACTACACAAGTTGCAACAACAGCTTTTGTTGGTACAGCAGTTTCAAACCTTGTAGCTTCAGCACCAGCAGCATTAGATACACTTAATGAATTGGCAACAGCTCTTGGAAATGATGCAGCTTTCTCAACAACAGTTACAAACTCAATTGCTCTTAAAGCACCAATTGCTTCACCAACATTTACAGGAACAGTAACAATTCCCGCAGGTGCAAGCATTGCAGGATATGCAACATTAGCAAGCCCAACATTTACTGGTACAAATACTGTAGCTAATATTACAGTATCTGGAACAACCAACTTGTCAGCAAATGGTGTACAGCTTTCAGACGGAACACAGACTAAGGTAGGCGTTCCATCTTTAACAACAATTGCTTCAAAGACAGTATCTTATACACTTTCAGCATTAACAGAACGTGATGCAATGATTGAAATGAACTCAGGTTCAGCAATTACATTGACAGTTCCAACGAATGCTACAATTGCATACCCAATAGGTACTTCAATTGATATACTTCGTGTAGGCGCAGGCGCAGTAGATGTAGCAGCAGCTTCTGGAGTTACAATTAACGCAACACCAGGACTCAAGCTTCGTGCACAGTGGTCATCAGCAACTCTTATTAAGAGAGCTACAGACACATGGGTACTTGTCGGAGACCTTTCAGCTTAATTAGATTAAAAAAATAGGAGATAACAATGGCAAATAAGAAAATCGGTATTAAGAGCTCGGCTTCGGATAACTTCCTTCAGCCGTTCGCTGTTACTGGATTTACAGCCACTGGTGTTAATGGAGGAGCGTTTAATAACGGGTCAGCAAACCTAACTTGGACGCTTGATCCATTATCATCACCAGCTACACTATATAGTATAGTGTCAAGTCCAGCAACTACAACACAAACAACAACTTCAACATCATATGCCTTTACAGGTTTAGCTGGCGGAGTTGCTTACACATTTACAATAACTCCATCTAATGCAGTTGGTAATGGTCCTACTACAACATCAAACTCAGTAACACCAACAACAGTACCTGATCGGGTTGGAACTCCTTCAGCTTCTTCTTCATCAGCTGGAGTAGACGTTGTTTCATGGAGTGCACCAGCAACTGGTGGATCAGCGGTAACTAACTATCACTGGACATCAGATGATGGAAAGTCAGGAGATACAGCAACAGGAACATCAGTTAACGTTGCTCAGGAACAAGGAACAGCACAGACATACAATGTTTATGCTACAAACGGTAATGGAAACGGCTTAACATCAGCACAGTCTAATAGCGTTACAACTTTCTTCTCCCCTCCTTCATTCTTCTCGCCTCCAGGGTTCTTCTCCCCTCCAGGGTTCTTCGCACCTCCAGGATTCTTCTCACCACCAGGATTCTTCTCACCTCCTGGGTTCTTCGCACCTCCTGGGTTCTTCGCACCACCTGGGTTCTTCGCACCTCCAGGATTCTTCTCACCACCAGGATTCTTCTCACCACCTGGGTTCTTCGCACCACCGTCCTTTGCGTCGTACATCCCTTGGTTCGGACCACCATGCGTAGAAGAAAATACACTTGTAGATACTATGGATGGTCAAGTGCCAGCTAAGTTCTTACAGGTAGGAGATAAAATTAAATCAGTTGTAATCAATCAAATTGATCCATCAGTAGCAGATTCTTATCAGATCTCTACTTGGAATTCTGAAAACTTAACAGTTGGAGAATTTGTGGAAACAACAATTGTTTCAATTGAAGAAACTCAAGAAGCAGATATTATGTACTTTAATAATAATATTGACACTAAGGTAACATTTACTCAACCAGTATTTGTTAAAACCATAGCGGGAGAATATAAGATTAAAGAGGCATATTACGTCGAAATTGGGGAATCATTAGTAACAGTAGATTCTTCAGGAGAAAAACACGAAGTAGAAATTACTAAGGTTGACTATCTCACAGATGCAATATACAATGTATATCAATATAACTGCGAACCTTATGACTGGTTCTTCTTAAGTGGAGTGCTTGTACACAACAAGTAATCTTTTAAAAGATAGGACAAAAAATGTCAAGCGCTGGACCAAAGTTAATTGATCCAACACAGATTACTAAAACCTGGAGCGATAAATACGAAATCGCTCCAGGTATAGTAGTTTATAAAAATGTTTTAAATACTAATATTAATATTATTGATAGACTTGAAACGTCTATATCTGATACTTCAAATCCACATAAATGGAGAGAAGCAACAGTAGGGTATGGATTTAAAAAATTAGACTATAGAGATTGTGTAGATTTTAAGTTTAGAAAAAGTGATTTACATAGAACAGATCCAGGTACTTTAGAGTTAAAAGAAGTTTGGCAGGATTGCTATGATGTAATGAATGAAGCAGTAAAAGACTATTGCTTTAATTATAATTTGTCAGAGCTAGAATATTGGGAAGTTATGAACTTTGTTAAATATGGCAAAGGCCAACACTTTCAAGAACATACAGATCACGGATATTCATACAATGCTACAGTTTCCCTTGTAGGGTACCTTAATGATAATTATTTGGGCGGAGAGATATTCTTTAGTAGACAAGAAGTTACAATTAAACCAGATGCTGGAGATCTATTGATATTTCCATCTAACTTTATGTATCCTCATAGAGCAATGCCAGTAGAAGACGGAATAAAGTATTCTTTAGTAACAATGCTTGATTATACTGACAGAGGGCATGTTGTAGGTAACACTTTTAGTAAAGAAAAGTAGTATATGAATATAATTACTTTTATATCAAACAGACATTGGTTAAATAAAGATAGTATTAATAAGCCCGATAGCACTTCAAAAAATATACCTAAATGGTATAAAGATGCTAATAGATTTGCTATTGATGAAAATGGTAAATATTACGAGCTAGAAACAGGCGGCAAAATTCCAACTTGGAAAGCATGCCCAGCCTTGCTTGATACATTTATGTCTGGATATGTATTAAAAACTCCATGTGATATTAAATTTTATAAAGACGATAATAATGAAATTCAAGTTAAGATTGAAGATACAAGGTATAATGATTTTTGCGTTAGAAGAGACCCCTTAAATGAATTTAAATCTCCAATAGGATATTACAGATATTCATTTGCTTGGGTAGGAGATTGGGGAATACAAACTCCAAAAGGCTATAGTACTTTTTATATGACTCCAGCAAATAGATTTGATCTTCCCTTTATAAATACTACAGGAATTATAGATACTGATGAAGTTAGCCTTCCAGGCTCTTTGCCGTTTTTTTTAATAAATGATTGGGAAGGAACAATTCCAGCAGGCACACCATATGTTCAAATCCTTCCATTTAAAAGAGAAAATTGGAAATCAGATTTTAAAATAGATAAAGCAGGCGAGATCTATGATAGAATTAAATTAAACTATAAAAAATTTAGAGTGCCAAATGGCGGGGTTTACAAAGATACCCTCTGGCACAGAAAAGAATACCTATGATAGATACTCCAATAAATGAAGATATGCTAAAAACATATCAAGAAGTTTTGTTGAACCTAAATACCTGGGATAAATCTAAACAAATTAAAATTTGGTCAGAAGATAGAATTGATGGAGAGCTTATGTATAAATTCCATAGAACATCTGCAAGAATTGTGGAAGAAACTGGATTGCAAGTTCAATCTGTTTTATATAGTAAATATGGAAATATAGAAAAAATTTTTCCAAGCAATTTTCAAATTATAAAACTTAATAATAAATTAAACTCTTATAGCATTTCTGATCCAATTAAATATCAAACCATTACATTCTTAAATGGTAAATTTATGAATAAAACAATAGTTGCTGATAATAAAGATCAGTTTGAATATGATTTAGAAGATACAACATATGCTTTTGGCATACTTTGGGCCAATGAAATTAATCTAGATGTTCCTAAGTGGTTTAGAAGGCCCTATCATAGGATGTCGTATGAATAAAATATTTCTGGCACCAGGAATTTTTGTATATAAAAATATTAATGTTGATATAACAGATTTTGTATATAATTTAAAAGATGAAGATTGGGGAGAAGAATATGTTCAACAAGTTGACGGAATTGTAAATATAAACAAAGAAGCTAGAGACACTCTTTCTATTGAAATACCATCTAGCCCTAAAGCTGCAGATAAAGAAGAAATTAAAAATATATCTAAAATAATTTCATCTTCTATATTTGACGCAGAACAAGATTATTTTTTTGAACATCAAATAGATTTAAAATCTCATCAACCATTTAAAATATTAAAGTATGGTAAAGATGCTCACTTTAGTTCTCATTCAGATGATGGTGGAGGAACTTTTAGAAGAACTTCAATTGTTTATTATATTAATGACAATTATGAAGGAGGAGAAATTGAATTTACAAGATTTAATATTTTATACAAACCAGAGGCGGGCGACCTTATAATATTCCCATCATCTTATGTTTATACTCATAGAGTACTTCCAGTTACGAGTGGAATTAGATATGCGATAGCAAGTTGGCTAAGATAATGGAAAACATTAAAATAATTAATAATTTTTTATCTGATGCAGAACTTAATTCTTTTATGTCAGAGTATTTAGATAAAAATACACAATGGAAACGCAGAGATGAGCTTGTAAAAGTTTATATTACAAATTCTAATAAACACGATATAATTAAAAGCATTGTTAAAAAAATAAATTTAATTTTTGAAAATAAGCTTTATGTTCAAATGATAAGACATATTAATAAAACTACACCAGAAACAACTTGGCATAGACATTACGACGGTGAGTCTGGTAAAGGAACAGAATATGGCGTTATTATATATTTAAACGATAATTTTGAGGGTGGTGAATTATTTTATCCAAACTTAAATTATATCTATAAACCAAAAGCTGGGGATTTAATTATTCACCCAGGAGATGAAAGGTATACACATGAAGTACTGCCGTTGCTTTCAGGAGAAAGATATACCCTAACAACATTTTTAAGGAAAACAAATGGATAACATAAACCCCAAAGTTAGAATAATTAAAAATTTTATTTCTGAAGAAGAATGTAAATGGCTAATTGATTATGCAAATAGTAGCAACCTTTGGCCTAAAGCGAATAGATCTAGGTCTATGTTTAAATCAGAAGAAGAATACCTCTCTCACTCTAGACATTGGGATAACAGAAGAATTGAAATAAATGCATTGTATGAAGAAGGCATAGAAAAATATATCGATCTATTTAAAAAAGTTGTTCCAATTCAAAATAAAATGAAAGAGCAGGTTTTAGACTTTTTTAATCCTGATTTTAATATATATAGTGAATTGTGGGAAATTGTTAAATGGCAATACCCAAATGTACAAGAACCGCATGTAGATTTTATTGATCCCAATTTTGATGAAACCTCAATAAATATAGATGAAGTTCCAGAAGAATGTAAATATTTTTTTGATAAAAATAATATTGCTGAATATAAAAGATTATTTACAAATAAACTTTATACATCAATGCTATACTTAAATGATGATTTTCAAGGTGGAGAATTATTTTTTCCACAACATGATTTTAGTATAAAGCCAGAAACTGGCATGCTTCTTGTTTTTAGTGGCAGCATAGAAAATATGCATGGCATAAAGCAAATACAAAGCGGAACAAGATATACGCATACTACATTTTGGACTAAAGATATGTACAAATCAAGTCGTGTAGCAATAGATCATTTTAAAAATAAATTTCCATATGAAAAATTAGTTGACTAAAAATAATATTTTAGATATAATGAAAACAGGAGAATAAATGAATCAGCCAGAAATTTTAGCCCCAGGTGTGTTAGTTTATAGAAACACATTTACTGAAGATATGAATTTAATTAATAGATTAGAAGAGTGTTTATCTTTAGATCCCAATGCTGAAGGCGTCGGATATTCAGATGCACCACATGCTACCTATAAATGGAAGCAGGCTACAACTGGGTATGCTAATAATGACCTAAAATACAGAGATGCCTTTGATTTTAAAATTAAAAAAAATAACCCAGATGATTCCAATAAGAGTCCAGATCAAATCAAATTAGAAAAAATATGGGAAGACTCAAAAGAAGCTCAGCTTGGTCCAGTTGAAGATTATAGACAAAAATTTAATGTTGCTCCTTTAAAGTATTGGGAATCTTTTAATTTTGTTAAATATGGTCCAGGTCAACATTTTCAAGTGCACTCAGATCACGGCTATTCTTATATTTGCGTACTTTCCTCAGTAGGCTATATTAATGATGACTATGAAGGAGGGGAGTTGTTTTTTGATAAATTTAATTTAAAAATTAAACCAAAAGCAGGGGATCTATATCTATTCCCTTCAACTTATTTATTTTCTCACGCATCATTGCCAGTAACAAAAGGAACAAAGTATTCAATAGTAACAATGCTTGACTATTTAGAAGCACCACATACTCCAGATTACAGAGAGATAGAAAAAAGGTACACTGAGGGTTATGCATAAAATACAAGCCTTCATTACTGGTCAAAATCCAGCCAAGATAGAGCAAATATCAGTAAAAAGAGACTGGATGGAACAAACAGCAAATAGACATGCCTATAACTGTTTCCCAGTAAGCCTTTCAAATACTTTAGGCTGGGGCATATCTTTCCCAGAAGATATACAGTTTATTTGGGATGGGATATCAGATAGCAATCCAAATCACGTAAAAATATTATCTGGAGAAACATATTGTAATTCAAATAGATCAAACGGAACTATTAGTTTTGTCACTGGACTTACTTTTAAAACCGAAGAAGATGTTACTACTTTAATTATGCCAGCCCCTAATTTTTTTATTCCAGGCGGACAAGCTTTTACAACAGTACTAAGCACATCTTTTTTCTCAGGAGAAATACCAGTAGTTTGGAAAATTACGGAAGCAAATAAAGTTATAACAATACCAGCAGGCACACCTGTTGCAACTATCATCCCAATATCTTTATCTAAACTAAATGAATTTGAAGTCGACATATACGATGGTTCAAATTATATAGGAACTAAATTTGATGGAAGAGCATATGGAATTACTATTGACAAATTAAATGCAGAAGGAAAATGGGCGGGATTTTATAGAAATGCAACAGATCATAGGGGCAACAAAATAGGGTCTCATGAATTAAAAACATTGAGGCTAAAAACAAATGTCAAATAAAATTACTTTTCATTCTAATAGACTTTACAATATAATTAGCGAAGACTACCACCCTCAAGCTGCAAAAAATGTAACTCCTGAATGGTTTAAAAAAGCAGATAAATTTGAAGTTAATAAACAAACGGGAGAGTACTGGCCTAATGCCGAAGGCGGATTTGTAAGAAGTTTTAAATCTTGTCCAGGACTGCTGGATATTTTTATTACGGGTTATTTTTATACTACTCCCTGTGACATTACCTTTACTAAATCAGATAACGGTGAGCTATTTGTAAAAGCAGAACCTGGATTTGAAGATTTTGTAGGAGCTCGTGCTCCAATGAATGAATTCCCTGTACCGCATGGTTATAGAAGCAGTCACTTTCACTGGTATCCAAATTGGGCGCCATCTGTTCCTGAAGGATATAGTGTTATGTACATTCATCCAATTAATAGATTTGATTTACCATTTATTACTACCTCTGCTATAATAGATAATGACAAGATGGATACTCCAGGCTTAATACCATTTTTTATAAAAGATGGATTTGAAGGAAAGATCCCCAAAGGAACACCCTATCTTCAGTTAATCCCATATAAAAGAGAAGACTGGAAAATGGAAACAAAGTTTTATAGTATGCCTGCTTTACAAGCAAGGCATGACGCACAAGCAAAAAAGTTTAGAACTAAAGATGGCGGGGCATATAAGCAGACCGTCAGATCTCTTAAGAAATATGAATAGGTAAAAAATGGAACCAACAAAAAGAGCTAGATACGCAAGAGAAACCATAACTCCATCAGGTTATTTTGGAAATGGTTCAGAAAATGTTGTTGAGCTTGAAGATATGGTGACACCAGAAGAACAACATTACCTATTGACTTTTGCCAAAAATAATACAATTTGGGATATTACAGAATCCCAATGGAATGAAAATGGAAATATAATTTATGATCACAGGGTTTGGGAAGATCGTGTTGCAACAAAAGATACTTTATTAAAAGCAGATCCAACAGGCAAAGTTATTGAAATTTTAAGACTTGTTATTGAAAGAATGACTCCTATTATAGAAGAAAAATTTAACGTTAAGGTTAGTCCGACTGATGCTGCTATTGTAAGGTGGCCTGTCGGAGCAATGCAATTCCCACATGCAGACAAAGAACTTCACGAAGGCCCAGATGCAGGAACACCAAATGAATTCCCTTGGTATGACATTGGAACTGTATTTTATTTAAATGATGATTATGAAGGCGGAGAATTATTCTTTCCATTGCAAAACATAAAGTTTAAGCCAAAACCTAGAGCTGCATATTTTTTCCCAGGGGATAAAAATTATATTCATGGGGTAACTAAAGTAACAAGCGGGACTAGATATACTGCTCCCTTCTTTTGGACAATTACACAATTAGGGTTAGATCAAAATGACAAATAATTACGAATATACATCTTTTGAATTATTGCCAAATGTTAGGATTTATCAGGGGCTTCTCCCAGATGCAGATAATCTTTATGACATTATGAACAGATCAGAAAAAACTTCTGATGGTAAATACTATTTAAGAAAATGGGATGAGTGGTCAATCTTTGGAACTTACTCTCAGCAAAAGCATGATCCAAATGAACCACGAGAATTGGGTCCAATGTATGATGAAGAAAAACATTTGTCCGATAGAGTTTATGAGGCATATAATACTGCAATTGAAGATTACATAAATACATATAATGTAACATTGCCACCTACTTCTAAGCTAATGACATCATCTTTTTCAAAATATAATTCAAATATTAATACAATGGGTAACGAATTAACTATGCAATATCATACCGATTATATTATTTCAGAAAGAGATATGCCAGGACCAAAGTTCTTTTTAACATGCACTACATATATAAACGATGATTACGAGGGCGGAGACATTGAGTTTTGGGTGGGAGATGAATTTTTCCCATACAAACCCAAAGCTGGAGATATATTGGTATTCCCTTCAGGAGATCCATATTTTCATGGAGTCAGAACAATTCGCAATGGAGAAAAGTTTTTTATTAGAAACTTTATTCAGCATTTTTATCCAGGAAGTCAAGAGTGGTTAAGTAATCAGATGCATCACGGTGCATATAGATGGTCAAAAATGGAATGGGACAGAATTGAAAAAGAAAATCCTAGAAATATGAAATATGCTGACAGAAAGAATTTAGGGTATCAGTCATGACATTGCCCAAAATTAGAGATGAATTTTTTATTGTAGAAAATTTTATTGACGAACAAACTTGCAAATCAATTATTAATTATTTTGATTTTTTAGTTGATAATAAAATTTTAAAATGGAATGAAATTTCTTTTTATGGATCTCAAGCAATGGGCTACTGGCCATCTGATGTTAATCTATTAAAATTTGGATTACCAGAAGATTATTTTAATCAGCTTAAAGAAAAAATTAAAAGTAAAACAGAAGAACTTTTAGGGTTTGAGGTTAATGAAGTCAGTTACCATGCACAAAGATGGATTGAAGGTGCATTTGCAGATTACCATTCAGATAATTCTGATGAGCATGGAAATCCAACAGCTTTTGAAAAAAGTAAATATGCAGTTTTTATTTATTTAAATAATGACTTTGAAGGCGGACATTTAAAGTTTAAAGATGGCAGCATAGAAATTAAACCTGAAATCGGTCTTGGTGCATTCTTTGCTGGAGGGCATCAGAGAGAACACATGGTAACAACAGTCAAGGGTGGAATAAGATATACTATCGGTTCTTTTTGGGATGATGCTAGATGTGAATATACAGAAGAGCAAAAACAAGCTTGGGCAGATGAATTAAAACAAGTTAGAGCAGAGCAAGAAGAGCTTTATAAAAAATGGGCAACCCCTGAAGGCAAGCCAGTTATGCCAAAAGGAAGAGAATGATTAAAGAAATTTTAGATCATAAAATTTTTTATTACAAAAGTTTAATTGCAAACCCAAAAGCTTTTGTTAAAAAAATAGAAGATTTAGATATTAAAATAGCACACCCGCTACTTTTATCTTCTTGGCAACCTTGGGTATCTAGTACTAGGCCAGACGACGTATTTGGACAATTTAAAACTGGTCCAGCTAAATTTTCTTTTGTTTCTGAAGAAGAAAAAGAATCTGCTTTAATTTTATCAACAATAGATGATATTTTTAATATGTGTGTAGAAGATTACTCCAAGCACGTTGACATGGATCTTGGATATTTGCCAAATGAAATCACAATTAGAAAATATAATCCAGGCGGACAAATGGGCCCACATATAGATTGCGAAGATAATGATGATGAATCTAGACTTACAGCTTCAATGGTATTATATTTAAATGATGATTTTGAAGGTGGAGAAGTTGAATTTCCCCAACAAGGGATCAGGCTAAAACCAGAGCCTGGGAGCTTATTAATTTTCCCCTCAACAAAACCATATTATCACGCATCAAGTACAATAATTAGTGGCAATAAATACATGTGTCCAAACTTTATGTTTAGGTCAAGTAAATTAAATTAATAGGTGGTATAATTAAAAAATGAGTACAACAGGTGTTAACGGATGGCGTTTCCCAAGCTATACAGACTCTCCAGATGTCCCAAGAGATCTTGGGTATTTGGGCAATGATATAGCTGCATTTATTGCTGCAAACCCAGGCCCACAAGGAGCAACAGGACCAAGGGGCTATAGTATATTAAATGGCACATCTGATCCAATAACATCAACGGGAGTTGATGGTGATTTTTATATCAATACAACTAGCCATGCTATTTTTGGACCAAAGACTAGCGGAGCTTGGGGTGCAGGAACAAGTTTGGGCGGAAACAGCGTATTAAATGGAACTATAGATCCATCTTCTTCAATAGGATCAAATGGTGATTTTTATATTAATACAACATCAAAAACTATTTTTGGACCGAAGTCATCTGGAGCTTGGCCAGCGGGAACATCAATAGTTGGACCAACTGGGTCTGTCGGATCTACTGGAGCAACAGGCCCAAAGGGTGATGCTGCAGCAACAATTCAAGTAAATTCAACTACAACAGGTGCAGCAGGAACTAGCGCAAACGTAACAAATTCAGGAACATCCTCAGCAGTAAAATTAGATTTTGTTATCCCAAGAGGTGCTGATGGAGTAGCTGGAGCAGCTGGCGCAACTGGACCACAGGGACCAGCGGGTGCGACACCATCCTTAGATCCAATATCTACACGAATTTCTTTAGCCATTCCAAATACATCTTCAACTGGAGTTAACTCAGATTGGTACCCACTTTCAACTGGCTTATATAATTTAGGAAAAGATGCAACAAGCGGATCAGCTCGTTATTGGAAAAATATTTATTCAAACGGAACAATATATACAGCTTCAGTTATAGCATCGGGAAATATGTATATACAAACATCAACAATTGTATCGTCAGATAAAAATTTAAAAAATACAATTGCTAAATCTAATTTAGGACTTGATTTTATTAATGCTTTAAACCCAGTAAGCTATAAGTATAACGTGGGCGGAATTAATTACACCACAGATGAAGATGGCAATGAAATAAAAACCCCAATTGCTGGATCAAGAACACACTATGGTTTAATTGCACAAGAAGTTAAAAAAGCTTTAGATGATGCTGGCATTGAAGATTTTGGCGGATGGGTTGAACAAGAAGACTCCACACAAGCGCTCAGATATGAAGAGTTTATATCGCCATTAATTAAAGCGGTACAAGAACTTACAGCGAGAGTAAAAGCTATAGAAGAGAAGTAAGACATGTCATATAAATATACAGTCTTACAAGATAAGCCAACATCTTTTTATCTACTAGATGAAGTACGTTCTGGAACAGTTGGTTCTTATAATAATTTAAGATCTACGTTTGCCACTTATGCAGACCTAAGAGATCATGGTATTTCCTATTCTGCTTTAAGTGGTCTTCCCATGTATGACTATTCAGGAAACGCTTATGACGGGTATGCAATTAATGCTTCTTCTTCAGAGCTAATGCCACTAATTGCTGGTGGAGTCAGAGGAACAAAAATTGTTTCAGATACAATATTAAACTTTAATGTTCCAGGAATTGCAAACTCTTATTATTCAGATAACGCTTTCTCCATCGAGTTTTGGACAGTTCTTCCAGATTATAGCTCTAATGAAATAACTATATTGGGGGACTCAACAAACCAAATAGGATTTTTTTATAAAAATGGAAATTTAATATTTAAAGTCGGATCTAATAAAGTTCAATATAAAGTAAGTAATACTCAAAGTATATACGTTGTCGGACATTTTTCTTCAAGCGGAATATCTTTATATATAAATGGCAAGAAGGTTAATTACTTAAATTTAAACCAATATCAATTTACTAACTCTTCAGTATCTTTTAAATCAGGGCCTTCGGCCAATTATTTTATATTAGATTGTGTTGGGTTTTATAAATTTAATTTAACCGATGCTCAAATATTAAAGCATTATAATATGGGAATTAAAGAAGTTAATTATTCACAGATTGTGCACAATGATGGCGGGTATCTATTTAGCATGAATACATATATGATGAAACCAATATTTAATTATTCATATCCAAAATCAAAATCATGGAAAAATTTTATTAATCAAGATATTAAATTATCAGTAGATGAACAATATTTGTATTTTGACAGTTCTCTTTCAGGGTCATTTAATTTTGTAGATACAGTCCTAGTCCCAAATTACTCTTCAATAACAAGCTCTCAAATATATTGGGATTCAGATACAGATGGCATATCTATTCAAGTTAGCTTAGATGGAACCAGCTGGCAAAACTGTGTTAATGGATCTCCTCTTCCATTTTTTAATAAAAATGATAACAGTGGAGCTGGAGTTTTTTATTTAAAGGTAACAATGTCTTCATCAGATACAACTCAATATTTACCAATCTTAAGATCTATAAGCATAGATTTCTTTAGCAATAAAAACTTTTATTGTGATAATTTTGGATACTATATATCATCTGATTATGATTATTCTTTACCAAGTAGCAATAAAACCATTTTGTCATATAATAAAAATAATGGATTAAAGATGTACAATAAACACGGATTTAAAATTAATTCAGATTTATCAACAAGAACAATTGAATTAATATT